GCGTCTTGTTTTTTACATCAGTCGCACGAATAAGAACGTGCAGAATATAAACGTGCGTTGGAGTTTTCAAATCCAATTGGCCCATCTTTAAATTCTTGTCAGTCAATTCTCTTTGAATAAGTTCTTTATCTTTATCTGAAATCTTGTCGCCATACTTATCAAGCAAGTTTTGAGTCGTGAATTTACCAAGCGCATCTAACTTTTGAAATGCAATCTTCAATTCATCAACGTCACGTATTTTAAACTCAGAGCCTTGCATGAAGTGCTGAACAGCAAATCCTTTACCTGAACCCGCACCGCCAGCAAGGAACACAATCTGCCCATACTTTGCACCTTTGTTATAGAGAATTTGTTTCTCTACAAGTTGATGTGCTTTGTAGTCTTTTAAGTCTACATACTCTGAAAATTTGAGTTTCATCTTGATACCCTGTTAATTAATGTCTGCTATTCTTAAATCACCAATAGATTTTTTAGCATTGGCTGTTGTTTGTGTGAAATCTATATCGGTTTTAACATTATACAGTAAATTTGCATCAAGCGGTGAAGACCCTCTACCTAAAGTTATCGATTTGATATATTCATTACCTCTAAGTCTATGGTCAATTGATACAACAAAATATTTTCCCGAATGAGTTGCATCTGGCGATATGTGTGGATTTTTTGCATCTGCAATTTTTGATATTTGACTAGGAATAAACAGATTTACAATATCACCAACTCCAATGTCATTTGTACCGCCCTGAATTTCTATTTTAACTTTAAATAATATTTTTGATATTTGTCCATTAATTACATTCGGTAACCATTCATTACGTTTTCCCACATCATTTGTAGATGCCATGATAAGTTTTTTTCCAGGAATCTCACCTTTGGTGTCGTTATATATGTTAAAAATGTTATAGTCATCAATCAATTTATTGGTATACAAATCTCCATTTACTGTATCTTTTGTTGTGTATCCAAATTTTCTCATTGCGTGTGTTCTTGATATTGGATCAATTGTCGTAATAGTTGTATTATAGAACCCTAATAGCATTGCTTGTACGTGATTGAAATTTTCATCACGTTCAAACATGGTAGTTCTTATTGCTGATCCATTTTCCATTTTAGCATTGAGATTTGGGGTAAACTCAATTGTTTTAATATTTGATGCCTTTTCAATAATTGATTCTAAACTACCAAAGTAGTGTGTTCCCGCAAAAGGTTTATTATCTGATTTTGTTCCAACTACAGGAGTGAATCTTTCAAAGAATGTGAAGAATTTATTTTTAGTAGATGATCTTTGTGATAGAAACTCTAATGCTCTATGTGGCATTAATCCTGTAGACACAAATGGTTTTGTTAGCGTAAGTTTTGGGTCTTCAATAATTAAATCATTTAGAGACATTTCATTATAAATTGATTTGATTGCATCCATGTAAGTTATATTCTTATAACTTTTATAAATTGATTTTTTCAAAGAGTTGATATGAGTTCTAGATGTGAAATATAATTCAAATGCTGATCCCAAAGAAGTCATGTCAACAGTAGACTTACTAATCTTATGTACAATTAAATCTTCTCGCCAAATAATAATATCACCGAGTACTGGCTTTGTAATTTTCATATTAATTGTTTCGCCACCTCGAATTTGAAACGACTCTAAGAAACCAGCGGTATCATTGATTTGAATAGTGCCGACAATAGAGGACGCAAACATATCCTCCTGAATTGTTAACCCCGAAAAGTTTCCAATTAAATTTATTCGTTCTCCACCTTTAACTGTAATTGACAATTCGGACACAACAACTGTACCTCCAATAATTGTTGGATTACCAGTATCAGTTTTTTGTATCGACAAGTCTCCAGTAATTCTAGACCTATCTTCAAATACATTCGTAGTTGTCATTTATTTTCCATTACAGAATAGGTTTGCTTAATATGGATTTTAAAGCAGTATCAAGATTAGTTATGTACTGAGGAGACACAATTTTAATTTTAGATTTGTTAATGTTTTTTCTGAGTTCATATTGATAGATTGATTCATCATTTCTTTGTGACGATGACAATGCTTGCCATGTTGTATAGTCAATGATGTTACCTTTAGAATCATAATAATATTTCACATTGCTTGTTGCATATGAAATGGAATCGTATGACTCTTCAATCCACGTATTAAAACTTTCCATATCTTTAGGCCAATCATCATATATGTTATACATGTCATTGACAAGAAGAATCACCCAATCGTAATCTACAGTATCATATACATTGTATGACACCGAATCTGGACGCTCTCCGTCTTTAATTACGTATGGGCGAAACGCAATTCCAGAATTAGATTTAAAGAAATCTCTAATTCTTATTGAGTTAGTAATGTCGATTGCTTTTAAATAGTCGGTACTATTGACTTTATACGCAATTTTTGGATAAAAGTTAAATATACTCATTTTTATAAAATAGTTCTATTTGTTTTTAATGATTCGTTTGTGGCATACGCTGAAGTGACAAGAGAAGTCTCTTTCAATCCAATGTTTAACGTAATGTCTGTAGGAAAATATTGGCCTCCTACTCCGTCTTCTGGTTTAAAAAATGTCATTTTTTGTTGACCACCATAATCAATGTTAACGTTTTCAATTACGCACAAATCAGATTCAAACAATACTGGAGTACTATCGACACCGTTTAGATACAATAGTATTTGAAATCTACACATGTCTGGATAACCAAAAGTTTTTGCTGAATTGCTCGCACTCACAAGAGCATCATAAACACCTTGGTTTATTTCTCCTGCTTTTGCATCGGCCAATAATTTTGCTTTATCGTCTGCATTCATTCCGGTAGTATCAGCATTACTACCTAGTACATCAGCATCGCCAAGTACACCTGGTTCATCTTTACTAACTATTGGAGATGACGCAATTCTAAAACTAGCAAGAATATTTCTCACTACTTTTGCTTCAGCATAACTTGTGGCTTTCATTGCAAATGGCAAAGTAAATTGTCTAAAGTTTGGTCCATTATAAACAAGTTGCTGAAATTGATTGAACAATCTTCTTTGTAGAAATTCAACGTTTTGTTTTCCACTTTGACCAGCACTTGCAAACGCACCACCAATACCTCCTGCACCGCCCACAACTTGTTTTGCCAAAGCGGTATAGAAACCTTCTTTAGCCGCTTTTATCACATTAATAACACCCCCTAGTCCATATTCATTTCCTTCAGCGTCTCCAGCTCCTGGACTTCCATATATGTTTGTTGCGGGCGAAAATGGATTCGACAAACCAGTTTGAAACGACCCACCCAACTTCATATAAATATCAGGAGCATCGTCATTCTTAGTGCCATTTGCATTATAAAATCTAAAAGCGGCAATAGGAATTACATAGTCGGAATGTGCATAATCAGTACCATAAATTAAAGCGGAGTTGGTAGGATACTTAGCTGTTTTTTCTCCCGTAGTTAATGAAAACGGAGCCGATGTTGTGGTGCCAGGTGTTCGTACAATATCAAAATCCTGAAAAGTGATTGCCATTTTAATCCTCTTATAAAGTATATTCTATTTATGTCTTACAAAGGTAAATTTAAACCTAAAAACTATCAAAAGTACAAAGGTAATCCAACAAATATTACATATCGTAGTTTGCTAGAACGCAGATTCATGGTATATTGTGACGAAACTTCATCGATACTTGAGTGGTCATCTGAAGAAGTTGTTGTGCCTTATGTGTCTCCTGTTGATAATCGTTATCATCGATATTTTGTTGATTTCTGGATGAAATATAAAGACAAGAACGGAGAGATTAAATCTGTGCTGATTGAAGTTAAGCCAGACATACAAACACGCCCACCTGTTAGAAAAAACACACCAACTGGTAAACCAACTAGAAGATTCATCAATGAAGTAATGACTTGGGGTGTAAATCAAGCAAAATGGGAAGCGGCAACAAAGTACTCAATTGAAAGAAATTGGGAATTTAAAATCATAACCGACAAAGATTTGAGATAAATAGAAGTATGATATTCGATAACATACTAATCAAAGGCGCACAACAAGGTGTCGTTCCCGCAAGAACAAGCGTTGCAAGGGAATGGTATAGAACGGCGGCTGGAAAACTAACAGGAAACATATCTTCAAGTACATTTGAAAAACGTACAGATGAAGCACGTAAAGTCGCAACTATGGAATTTGGATACATGTACGCATTCAAGTACGATCCAAAGCACAAGAAAGACTTGCCGTACTATGATACATTTCCATTGATATTCCCAGTTAAATTTGAGAGTGATGGATTCTTAGGAATCAACTTTCACTATTTACCTCCAGTTCTACGTGCTAAACTAATGGATGCTTTATACTCTAATTTGACTAATAAAAAATATGATGACAGCACACGAATGAAAATTTCATACAGCATTCTTCAAAGTGCATCTAAGTACAGATACTTTAAACCTACTCTTAAAAAATATTTAAGAGCGCATGTTCGTTCTCAGTTTTTAGAGATACAAGTAAAAGAATGGGACATTGCAATCTTCTTACCTACAGAGTCTTTCAAAAAATCAGATACTGGACGAGTTTGGGAAGAATCAAGAAAACAAATAGGACGAACATAAGATGGCCACTACAAAACCGGTAAACTCTGGATATTTTAGCCTTTCAAGTTTTAGATCCAAATTAGGCGCAGTTGCAAGACCCAATTATTTTTTGTGCAAACTGTCTGGATATATAGCCCTCTTAGGCACCGACATGAACATTGACGAAACGTTTTCGTGGAGATGTGAACGTGCTGAATTACCTGGAAGAACTTTAGCAACAGCAGATGACGTTGGTGGTGGTGGAACTGCATTGAAACTTCCATATGACGTAACATATTCTGACACTTCATTGTCTATTATTTGTTCGGAAGATATGAGAGAACGCATATTCTTTGAGAATTGGATAAACCAGATTGTGGCGCCAGCAGGTTATGATACGAAATCTACAGCAACATCTGTAGGCACAACTATTCTTCCGGGTTTAGTAAGTTATCACAATGAATATGCAAGAGGAATTAAACTTGAAGTTTCTCAATTAGATTCTTCGGGAAGAAGACTATTAACTTATACGCTACATGACGTATATCCTACTGCAATAACACCAATGACAGCAACATGGGAAGAAGTAAATTCCTATCAACGTTTTGGCGTAACATTAACGTATAGATATCATACTATTAGTAGAGAAAACCCTCCCGTAAAAACAACTTAAATTACCTTATTATTAACTACCACAAATTGGAGAAATTATGGCTTTACCTAAAATTAGCAACCCTATTTTTGAATTGACTTTACCATCAACAGGACAGTCTGTCAAATATCGACCATTCTTAGTGAAAGAACAAAAGATTCTTTTGCTTGCAATGGAATCTGGAGATCAAAAAGCAACTTTATTAGCAATTAAACAAATTATTAATAACTGTGCAATTGATACTATTGATGTTGACAAGCTACCAACATTTGACATTGAGTATTTCTTTATTCGTTTGAGAGCAAAATCAATTGGAGAAGTTGTAGACTTGAGAATGCGCCATCCTACAGGATTCAATGCTAAAGATGTTGAGTGTGATAACGTCACAATCGTTCCTGTCAATCTTTTGGATATTGAAATTGAAAGAGCAATTGACCATTCAGATAAAATTATCATTGATGAAGAGGCTGGCATTGGCGTTAAAATGAAATATCCTACACTCGCTATGGCTACAGAAAACGAAGACAAACCAGACATGTCTCAGATGGATAATGCAATTACTGCAATCATCAATACAATCGACTATATCTACGATAAAGACAATGTATACAAAAAAGAAGATTCTACAAAAGAAGAATTAGTTGAATTCGTTGAAGGATTATCTCAAGAACAATTCATCAAACTAACAAACTTCTTTGCAAGTATGCCAAAAGTTAAGAAGAGCATTACATGGAAATGTAGTAAGTGTGCAGAAGAAGATAGCATGTCTTTGGAGGGAATGCAAAGTTTTTTCGCATTATGATGGGAAATGATAATCTAGCAAATTATTATAAAACAAATTTCGCACTAATGCAACACCATAAATACGATATAGATTCGTTGGAAAACATGATTCCTTTTGAACGTGACTTGTACATAATGTTATTATCCCAATACATCCAAGAAGAAAATGACAAAATGCAAGCACAACAACAGTCAAGAGGAAGATAAATGACAACCGCTAAACAGTATGCAAAGCTGAGTGATAGTGAACAGAAAAAAGAAGATTGGATGAACGCCAAATGGCGTCCAATGATGGGTTGGATTTATATGCTAACCTGTGTAACTGACTTCATTATCTTTCCTATTTTGTGGAGTATTTTACAAGCCGCATTGAAACAACCTGTGACTGCATGGCAACCCATCACCTTGCAGGGCGCAGGTTTATTTCATCTCTCTATGGGCGCTATCATTGGTGTAGCCGCATTTGGTCGTACACAAGAAAAACTAGCAGGAGCGAATAATGGCGGTATGCAACCAGTGGGACAAAGCGTCACAACAACATATGGCTCATCTGCGTCAGCAGGCGGATTCGGCTCATCAAACAGTTTTGGTGGAGGTGGGTTCGGAAACACATCTTCTCCTTCCGACTTTGGATCATCATCAAAACCAGCAACTGGAAAGGCAGCCAAATTTGCTGACCCAAATCCAGACTCTGTGTTTGACAGAGGGTAAATAAAAAATGGCATCTGTACCAAGTTATGGTAAAGCCCTTGGCGCTTTAGCCAAGGATGCGGCTGTTGGTTCTTTAAAGGGGATCGGTGGCGCAATG